GTGGCTGCTCATACAGGCTCCTTCGATAAGTTGCATATACCTAAGAGTGATGTATTCTACGTGAGGGCAGCTATACAAGCGGATACAGGTGTTCGCTATACTCTTGCACACGTAGAACGTGCTATGGAATTAGAAGGGATGATTTAAAATGGCGTTTGGTTTAAAGCAAATAGGTAAGGCAGCATCCGATGCTGCTAGGAAAGCTAAAAAAGCAGCAAAGGTAAAAGCAGATGCGGCAGGTATGCGTAAGGCTAAGAAATTAGCACAACAGGGTATGGCTACAGCGGCGAAGAAGAAACCAGTAAAGACTGCTGCACCTAGTAAACAATGGGTTCCGTATGAAAAGAAATATGGTCCACTAACTTCAGCTCAGAAAAAAATGCAGCCTGCTATTAAGGCTATTGATAAGCAATATAAACAGAAATTTGATAATGCTATGAAAAAGACTACTGCAGAATCAAGAAAAAAAGCATTAAAGCAAGCTAATGATTGGCGACAGAATCAGCATAAGAAGCTTAAAAAATAAATCATAGGAGTTAAACAAATGGTAGCCGGGATAACAAAAATAGCTAAGGTTGCAGATGAAGCAGCCGATGCCGCAAAAAAAGCTGCAGAGTTAGCAAAGAGGCGAAGTAAAGCAGCTAAAAAAGCTGCAAAGACAAGAGCAGCAAATAGAAAAGCGGCTGAAAAAGCTAAGGCTAGGAGAAGTCGGGGTGGCAAAAAGGCTAAGAAAACAAAAGATAAAAATATAAGGGCGGCTGAAAAAGCAGAAGCTAAAGCAGAAAAAGCTAGGAAAGCTGCTAGGAAAAAAGAACATCCGGGTACAAAGCCTACACAAAAAGGTACTGGTGAAAAGAAATCTATATTTAAGAAAAAGTTTAACATACGTGAAGGCGCTCAAGAAGAATCATTTAGGGCTGGTCAACCTGCTGCTGGTGAAGGTCCAGTTACTGTAGGAAAAGAAAGCGGGGCTATTCCTAATTATGCCAAGGATATGATGGATAATCTATCGGCAAAAAGAAAGGCTGCGCTTACAAAGTATTTTAAAAATGATGAATCTTTTAAAGGTATGTCTGCTCAAGAAAAGCGTGACGCACAATATGCTTTACGATATGTTAGAAGGGAAGCTGATTCTCCAAGTTATTCAGCAAGGGCAGCTAGTGCAGAAGGTAGGAAAAAAGCTGTAGCAGCTAAAAGAACAGATTCGTATGATAAGCTATTACAGACTGGTGAAATACAAGAAGGCTTTGAACCCACTACAAAACAAATACAACAAGCTATAAATAATATGAAGGCCAGAGGAAAAACTTCAAGAGTAAGACAGTTAGAAGCTAGATTAGAAAGTCGTGATCCTGCTGTTAGAGGTCTTCGTGGTAGAGGTGGTGGACCGTTTCCGGGTGCAGGTAGACCTGCTGGACATCCCGGCGATAAAGTTCCTAAAGCAGGCATGGTTAGAAAAAGAGGTGCCGCTCCATATCAACCAAAAGAACTTAAAGCAGAGGATGATTTGACAGAACTTTTGATGCGTACTGAACGCCGTGGCTTTAAACGTGGTGGTCTAGCTAAAAAAGGTCATAAAGATTATCGCAAAGGAGGTATGTTTTACTAATGCCAGAGGTAGGAGGTAAACACTTCCCGTATACAGAGGCGGGATATAAAGCTGCAGCGGCGGCTAAAAAGAGAATGGGACATAAAGACTACCGTAAAGGTGGATTATTTTATTCACATGGTGGGACTCATCAGCCTAATCCAGCACATGCTAGATGGCTAAAACGAAAGTCTCAATTAAGAAATCAATTTCCTAATACCCCTGATGGAAAACGTAGACTTCAACAGGCAATAGGAAAAGAACCACCAAAAACTAAATAAGGAATTTTAAAATGAAATGTAATAATTGTGAATGCGAACAATGCCCAGAGGATTGTGTATGTGAAGAATGCACTCCCGATATGTGTGAGTGTATTAGAAAACCAATGGAAGAGGCCGAAAGAAGCTGGAGCGTATAAAAAAATATTAAAAAAGACTTGACAAAGTTGCTATAAATCATTATATTATATTTACAACTGCTTTTATAGGGTTGTATATATACTTGCTGAAAAGGAGAAATGAATTATGAATGTATTAGCAAAAGATCAAATGGGCCGTTTAGATGCTCATATTAGCGATTTATTTTATAAGATGTCGGTAGGGTTTGATGACAATTGGTTATTTACTACCACCCCTCAAACAAGTAATTACCCACCTTATAATCTTACTGAAGATAAAAATAATAACTCTTATAGGATTGACATGGCTGTTGCTGGTTTTTCTAAGGACGACATCGAAATCTTTGAAGAGGAAGGCAAGCTTACCATTAAAGGCGAAATTAAAAATGATGGAGATACTAAAAATTCTACGGTACTTCATTATGGTGGGTTAGCTCAACGAGGATTTACTCGTAATTTTAACATAGCACCCAATATAAAAATAACAGAAGTAACGCTAGAAAATGGTGTACTTAGTCTTAACTTCTTAAAAGATATCAATCGAAATAAAAATCAAATAAAAATATCTTAGAAAGGATACAGCATGAAAATACGTAAATCTTTTTCCTCTTTTTTTAAGGCCGTTGCTTTATCCGGTATGCTTTTACAATGTAGTGTTTCAGATACTGTAGCTGCGTCCTGTGGACCTCAACATGAAGAAATGTTAGATACAGCAGTACGTATTAATACTGCAGGTTCAGGAACTGTTCTTTATTCAAAACAACACGAAGGTAAGTGGGAATCATATATCCTAACTAACTACCATGTAATTAGTGACCAGATTACCATAAGAGAAGTATGGGACGGTATGAAAGGTAAGAAGGTTAAGCGGGAAACTAGAGAGCCTGTAACTGCATTCTGGTTTGACTATGTACGTTGTTCTCGTTCAGTAGGTACTCGTGGTCGTATTGCTGATATTGTAGCGCATGATCAGCAAAGAGATTTAGCTTTGTTGAAACTACGAGATACAGAACGTGGAGTTGATCGTATAGCATATATGTTACCAAAGGATGAGTACCCAAAGCTAGGACAGACCGTATGGGCAGTAGGTGCAGGATTAGGCTATCCTCCTTCTATGACTAGTGGAGAAATGGCTTTTGCTGAACAGGTTATTAATGGTTATCGTTATCAACTAGCTACTGCTCCTATTATTTTTGGTAATTCAGGTGGTGCGTTATTTGCATACTCAGATGTACGTAAACATTATGAAATGATTGGTGTACCTTCCAGAGTATCGGCTGCTGGATTTCAGGCGGTAACACATATGGGTTGGTCTATTCCAATAGAAACAGTACATACGTTTTTAAAAGATAACTTTCATGGATTTATTGTAGGAGATAAATACCTTAAACCAGAAAACAGGAAACATAAAGAATCAAAGAATGATAAATAAATTCATTATAGCTTTAGTTTTTGTATGTTTTTCCTTTCCTGCTTTTGCAACCTGCTTTGAATCAAGTTTTTTAAAACAGGCGTTGTTCAAAGACCTTGGAGAGAAAAGCACATGGATAGGTTTAGCCGAAGAAAATGTACCGTCTCCTCAAGCTATAGTGCTTTTTGAAAACCTAAAGAAGAAAAGCTGGACTATTGTTGTTTATCACGTAGAGAGAAACTCTATGTGCATAGTTGCAAATGGTAATTACGCACATAAACTTATGGTGAAATAGGAGTGTTTACATGTTGATGAAAATTAAAATAGTTTTTTATAGGTATAAGGCTAAAATGTATTTGGCTATATCTAAACCTTTTGGTTGGGTTAATACAATGTTTCACAATAAACATGTGAAAGCTCTACGTACTTTACAACGATATGAAGCTGGCTTTGCGTCTAAAAAATGATTTGGGGCGCATTAATAGGTCCAGTTGCAAAGATAGCTGGTACTTTTCTGGAGGGGCACCTTGCTACTAGTAAAGCAAATAATGATGTCAAGGTTGCTGAAGCTAGGGCTAAAGCAACTATTATGGAAAAGCAGGCTACTGGTGAAATTGATTGGGATTTGGAAGCAATCAAGGGATCACAGAATAGCTGGAAGGATGAGTGGTTAGTAATTTTATTTTCTATACCATTAATTCTAGCGTTCATTCCGGGTGGTGAAGAGATTGTAAAAAATGGTTTTGCTCAATTAGAACAGATGCCTGAATGGTATCAGTATAGTTTGGGTGTAATCATAGCTGCTTCTTTTGGAGTACGCAGTGCCACTAAGTTTTTTGGAAAGAAAAAATAAATGGCAAAAGATAAAGTGAAGGTAGTTGAAACTACTAAGGAGTACGAACTTCTTGTATCTGATCTAGTGCCAGATAGGGATGAGGAAGAGCCGACTTGGTATAATAAGGTAGCAAGTGTATTAGATAGGTTTCGTACTGTGCCTCGCCTAATTATGTTTGCGTATATATATGCTTTCTACCAATCAACTATGTGGTTTATGTCTCTTCCTGATCCAAGTAATGCACAAGCTGCCTTTATATCTACTATTGTAGGTGCAGGTGCAGCTTTCTTTGGTTTATATGTAGGTAAACCATCTACTATATCAACTACAAGAAGAAAAAAATAGGTGTTATCTTTTAGTGAAGACAGGTTAGTTGAGCAACTTGTAAGACATGAGGGTATTAGACTTAATGTGTATCAAGATATTTTAGGTATTGATACAATTGGAGTTGGAAGAAATATTGAAGATAGAGGTTTTTCTGAATTTGAGCTAGATACATTAAATAAAACTATAGAAGAAATTTATGAAGTAGGTATTACGAAAGAGGATGCCTACTTTCTTTTAAAAATAGATATTAATATTATGGCAAATGAATTGTTTAAGGTAAGGCCCATTACTAAACTTGTAGATTCTATTCGACAGCTTGTATTAATGGATATGGCCTTTAATATGGGTGTACCTAGATTATGTAATTTTGTTAAAATGTGGGCAGCTTTAGAACAATACGACTATGATTCCGCCGCTAAGGAAATGCTGGATTCTAAATGGGCTAAACAAGTAAAAACAAGAGCAATAAGATTAGCTTATTCTATGAAACATGGAGTATATGTACACTAATGAAAAAGAGAACTGTATATAGCATAGTAGCAGCAATTGTAATACTTTTTAGTTCTTATGGCGTACTAGTTACTTGGCGTCCACATTCAACAGAAGGGCTATTTAAGTTTGATTGTTGTGCATGGACAGAAGATAAACCTAAGAAAAAGGTAAAATGAGCAAAAACCTAACAGAAAAACAAGCAGCCTTTCTTGCGGCACTCTTTGATGAGGCAGCGGGAGATGTAGTGAAAGCTAAATTAATAGCTGGTTATTCAGAGAATACCAGTACTACAGATATTGTTAAGGGTTTGCGAGATGAAGTATTGGAAGCTACGCAGCTATTCATGGCTCGTAATGCTCCTAGGGCAGCTATGGCTATGGTCAGTGGTATTACAGACCCAACAGAGCTAGGCATAAAAGAAAAGATGACTGCTGCAAGAGAACTATTAGATCGAAGTGGATTAGTTAAAACTGAGAAGTTGCAAGTAGAAAGCTCTGGTGGTATAATGCTACTACCAGCTAAAAATACTTCGGATGATGACTAGAGAAGTAGGTGTCTGGAAATTACCACAGCCTACGGATTTAAAAGATGAAGGCGAATGGTTAAAGATACCAAGAATTGCTAGAACAATTCCTTTTGGATACATATTAGATACTGAAGATAAAGAATTATTATTACCTGTATCCTTGGAATTGGAAGCATTAGAACAAGCTAGAAAATACGTAAAACAATATTCGTATAGAGAGGTAGCTAACTGGTTAAGTACACGTAC